TAGATATTGCTGCTCACTATAAAGACGCCATTGCTACAGATATAATGCTATATTCGCCAGATGAAAAGTTTGATTTGATATGGTGTTCTCACGTAATGGAGCATCAACTTAATGTAAATAGCTTTGTAAAAAAGTGCAGAAGTTTAGCAAACAAATACATTTGTATAACTGTTCCTCCTCTTAAACACGAGATTGTTGGAGGACACGTTTCTTTATGGAATGCCGGGCTTGTAATGTATAATCTTGTATTAGGAGGGTTTGATTGTAGTAATGCTAGAATCAAGCAGTATGGATATAACATCTCTGTTATTGCAGAGGCATCTAGTTTCCTGCTAGCAAATCTTCGGTATGATAATGGAGACATTGCGTTAATTTCAGACAAACTTCCAACAGGTTACAATTATCAAGGATTCAATGGAAATATATATGAACTCAACTGGGATAAATAATTCTTGACTTCAGCAGTATTTTGTAGTATAATATCTAATTGTTAGGATTGTCGGAGTTTTTACTAATGGGAGTAATTTATGGATCAATGGGATACACTGTCTCAGGCAGAAAAAAGAAAAGTTATAGAAAGAAAAACACTTTTAATAAGAGTGGGTTTGTCCCCCTCGATACAGGAGATCATTACCGACGTGAAACACGAGAGTACCCTTCACGGCCCGACACAAATGGAGTTGCCGCTAAAGTGGTCCCGCCACAATACACTGGAACCCTTGTTAAAGGTATTGGAACCATGCACAAATCTAATGCTGTACCGATAATTGATGAAGAGCAGATGAAAGACCTGGCGAGGATGCGACGATGACTTCTTTAGCACAAGAGTATTTTGATACAATTGACAAGGCGCTGATTGAACAAAACTTTACAAAAGCTCAAACATATATGGCAAAATTGTCTACCATTTATACCTTCTTAGACAAAGATGATGCAGAATATTATCACTACTTAGAAGAATGTTTAGAGTTTAATATAAAAACGTTTGAAGTTTTAGAGGAACCCGAGTGAACGTAGAAGAACTACTGAATGAGAAAGAAGTATACTTTGTACCGAAAGGAAAAGACTTCCTAGTACGTTGTGTAAGTCCTGATCACGATGACGGCAATCCTAGTATGAGAATTGACCAAATCACAGGAATCTTTCAGTGTTTTTCGTGTGGTTTCAAAGGAAATATTTTCTATCATTTTGGCGAAAAAGCAAATCAGTTACAGCTAAAAAGAGAAAATTTAAAAAGGAAGATACGGGAGAAAATGGCCTCAAGTGTTGGCTTGGCTTTCCCTAAAGGTTATATGCCTTATATTGGTAACTGGCGAGATATAAAGCCAGAGACTTATAAAAAGTTTGAAGCCTTTCAGCATCACGATACTGATCATATAGGTAGAGTAGTATTTCCAATACGCGATATATCAGGAAAGATTGCAGCCTTTAATGGCAGGCACATGACTGGAGGAGTACCTAAGTACATGATTACTCCGAGGGGCGCAAAGATGCCTCTATTTCCTGTTGTGGAACCTATAAAAGACACTGTTATTTTAGTTGAAGGAATTTTCGATGCAATAAATTTGCACGATAAAGGATTAACAAATGCAGTATGCTGTTTTGGAACAAATAATATCAGCGAAGAAAAACTATCAATGTTAGCAATGCAAGGAGTTACTCATATTGATATTTTCTTTGACGGAGATGAAGCAGGCCAAAAGGCAGCAGAAAAAATAAAAGGTATGTGCGAGAAAGTTGATCTCGTATCCAGAAATATTCACTTAAAAGAAACAGACCCTGGAGCACTTACCGATTCTCAAATTGACAAGTTAAAGAGGAAGTTATATGCCTAACGTCGCATTAGTAGAGACGAAAAGTAGTAGAACCAATTTTAAGAAAGAGTTTGACAATGCATTTGAGTTTGACCAGTTTCAGCTCTGCTCAGACCCAAGTATTAAAAAAGTATTGAAAAGAGATGTAGACCTTGATATGAACCCAGACGAATATGACTGGGTTATTCTTGTAGGGTCTGATGCTCTAAAATATTTTACTAAAATTAATTCAGTAACGGAATATTCCGGTAAAAAGGTAGAGGGTAAATTTCTGCCTGTAATTAATCCTGCGATGCTTGCTTTTAAGCCTGAAGCTCGCAGAACGTGGGAAGATTCAAAAACAAGTATAATTCAATATATTCGAGGCGAAATCGAGGATGCTGTAATAGACGAGAGTATTGCTTTTGGAATACAAGATACGGAGATAGCAAATGATTATATCAGAGATGCAATCGCTCATTCAGGAACTTTCGTGGCCTTGGATTCGGAAACTACTGGTTTATATCCTCGTGACGGCCATATGCTTGGTATTTCTTTGTGCTTTGACGGCGTTCGTGGTGCTTATATTGATACCGATTGCTTTAATGACGAGACCGAAAGCCTTCTGCAAGAACTTTTTTCAAGAAAGTCCGTAGTATTTCATAACGCTAAGTTTGATATGGCGTTTTTTGAGTACCATTTCAACTTTAAGTTTCCAAACTTTGAAGATACGATGCTGCTTCACTACTTAATCGACGAGAATCCAGGCACTCACGGCCTAAAGCAGCTCGCAATCAAGTTTACTCCATACGGAGACTATGAAAAACCAATGTACGATTGGATTGACCAGTATAGAAAAGAAACTGGAGTACTAAAAGGAGACTTTCAATGGGGTGCTATTCCTTTTGACGTAATGAAAACTTATGCAGCAATGGATGCCTTAGTTACATTTCTAATCTTTCAAAAGTTTGAAAAGATTAAGCAAAATACAAAGCTTAAGTGGGTTTATGATAATATTCTTATCCCTGGCACTCGATTTCTTACAGATGCACAAGATAATGGAGTACCTTTTGATAAGCAGAGATTATATCTTGCACAGCAGATTATGCAAGACGATATAGACGCAGCAATTACTAAGTTGTATGAAAATGATCGTATTCGTAAGTTTGAAGAAATTCAAGGCAAAGAATTTAATCCAAATAGTACTCTTCAACTACGAAAACTTATGTTTGACTACTTAGGTTTGAACCCTACAGGAAAGAAAACTGGAACAGGAGCAGATTCAACAGATGCAGAAGTCCTTAAAGAACTCGCAGAACAGTCCGATGTACCGGCACTTATATTGGATATTCGACAGAAATCGAAAATCAAAAATACCTATCTCGACAAGATTATTCCTCAGTTGGATAGAGATTCGAGACTTCGTACTGGTTTTAACCTGCATGGCACTACTAGTGGCCGCTTATCAAGTAGCGGAAAATTAAATATGCAGCAATTGCCTCGGGACAACCCAGCAGTAAAAGGTTGTATTAAAGCTGCCCCAGGTCATAAAATTGTTGCAATGGACTTAACTACCGCAGAAGTATATGTCGCTGCAAAACTCGCAGATGACCAAGCCCTTATGGATGTATTTAAATCTGGGGGGAATTTTCATAGCACCATTGCTAAAACAGTTTTTAAACTGCCTTGCGAAGTCGAAGATGTGGCAGAACTTTACGGAGATAAAAGACAAGCGGCAAAAGCTGTAACTTTTGGTATTATGTACGGCGCAGGCCCAGCAAAAATATCAGAGCAAGTAACAAAAGATAGTGGAAAGTATTTTTCCAAGCAAGAGGCTTCTGAGGTAATCAATGACTACTTTAAAACTTTTCATAAGTTGAGAAAGTGGATTGACGAAAATCAGAAATTCATTGAACAAAATGGATTCATTTATAGCTTCTTTGGGCGCAAGAGACGCTTACCAAATGTCAAAAGTGAAGATAAAGGCATCAAGTCTCATAGCATTCGCTCTGGTCTTAATTTTTTGGTCCAGTCTGCTGCTAGTGATATTAACCTTTTAGGTGCTATAGATATGAACGCTCATATTAAAGCACAAAAAATGAATTCTAAAATATTTGCACTTGTGCATGACTCAATTCTAGCAGAGGTTCCAGATAATGAAATTGAACAGTACTGTGAAAAACTACGATATTTTGTACAACTTGACCGCGGTATATCCATTCCCGGAGCAGCGGTGGGGTGTGACTTTGAAATCGGAGAAGACTATTCCATGGGGAAATTTGAAAAGTTTTACCTATAATGGAGTAGAAGTTGATTATAACTTATCAACAAGTTTCAAAGATTACATTTCCGGTTTTTACCCTCCCGAATGGAAATTGGCAAACAACGGACGGCCTTCTATTTTTGGAGGAAGGAATAGTGGACGATCGAAATATGCCAGGACGTACCCTTGGGTCTAGAAGAGTGCAGACTCCTCACAAAAACCTAGTTCCACTTCGAAAGTGTATAACCGAGCATCAAGGTCTTATAAAACAAAAATCAAAATATTATATAGATAGTACTGGAGCACCTTTTATTTACGAAAAAACTAAAATGTGTGCTTTAAAGTATTATCTTATAAGAAAAGTAGAGCAAAAGGAAGTTGCATCTCTTATATGGTTAAAAGATTTAAAACATCCTTTTCCTATTCCGCGCCCTCCCAAGGCTGAAATGACTTGGGCAGGGGTTCTTCATCTTCACGGGCTACCGTGGATGCTCTATGAGTACTCTCAAGAACGTAAAAAAGATACGAGTAGAAAAGTATAGGTAACTTATGGCAAGAAAACCCAGAACACTAGACAAAGTAAATCTAGTTCTGCAAGAAATTGAACCATTAACACAAAATCAACTATTAGCTTTTGAAAGTACTAAAAACTTAGTGTTGCACGGAGTAGCCGGAACAGGAAAAACTTTTATTTCCTGCTACTTAGCTTTTGATGATATGACAAAAAACCTATATCAGCATACAATTTTAATTAGAAGTGCTGTCTCTACTAGAGAAATGGGGTTTCTGCCAGGTACTGACAAAGAGAAAGCTGCCGTATATGAAGAGCCTTACAAAGATATTTGTATTGAACTTTTCCAAAGAGGCGATGCTTACGAACTCTTAAAGAAACAAAATTTAGTACAATTTATGACAACATCGTTTATTCGTGGAATAACTCTACGAAATGCTGTAATAATAATTGATGAGTGTCAAAATATGTCTTTTCACGAACTAGACTCTATTATTACCCGAATAGGAGAGGGTTGTAAAGTTATTTTTTGTGGAGACTTTAAACAGACTGACTTTACTGAGAGAAGTAGAGAAAAATCAGGATTACCCGACTTTATACGAGTGTTAAAAGCAATGGAAGAGTTTGATATGATTGATTTTACTGTAAAAGATATTGTACGCAGTAGTTTTGTGAAAAAATATATTATGGCAAAAGAAGATTTAGGTCTATGAAAGCGGTTATTAGTAATAAAATATATCTGGAAGTAGATCAGGAATATAAAGAGTTTCTTGCAAAAGAACTTACCTATAAAATTCCTTCTAGAAATCCTCATGATCCGCCTTTAGTTATTAAAAATATGGCTAGAGTACGGGCAGATTTAGTTACTATACCTGTAGGCCGAGTGGATTTAATACCGGAGAATTATGAAATTATTGACAAAAGGATTACTGTGCCTGTGGATTTTCCTGCTTTTGGGTTTGATCTACGAGAATCACAGCAAGCCGTCTATGACGAACTTGACGATAACTGTATCATCAATGCGTGGGTAAGTTGGGGTAAAACCTTCACGGGGTTGGCGATAGCAGGGAAACTCGGACAAAAGACTCTGGTTGTAGTGCATACTACCGCTTTGCGTAAACAATGGATTGATGAAGTAGAAAAAGTCTATGGATTCAAGCCCGGGATTATAGGAAGTGGTAATTTTGATATAAAACCTCCGATTGTAATAGGAAATACTCAAAGTCTTTACCGCAAAATACCCCAAATTTCAAAAGAGTTTGGGACAATTTTATTGGATGAAATGCACCATGTAAGTAGTCCAACATTCTCCAAAATTGTCGATACTAACCATGCTCGATATAAAGTTGGACTTTCTGGTACAATCGAGCGAAAAGATGGAAAGCACGTTGTTTTTCGTGACTATTTTGGGAATAAAATATTTAAACCACCAAAAGAAAACTTTATGACTCCGAGTATTGATATTGTTCGCTCTGAAGTAAGGTTTTTAGATGGAAATAGAACGCCTTGGGCAAATAGAGTAACAGCTCTGTCCAATAATGAAGAGTATAAACACTTGGTAGCAATGCTTTCAGCTACATATGCGGCAAAAGGTCACAAAGTACTTGTGGTATCAGATCGTGTGCATTTTTTACGAAGCTGCGCCGAACTTGTAGGTGAAAACTCCGTGTGTGTTACAGGTGAGGTACCTCATGACGAAAGGCAGAAGTTACTAGATGAGATTAATTATGGAAATAAAAACGTTCTTTTCGGAACTCAAGCAATTTTTAGTGAAGGTATATCAGTTAATTCCTTGTCTGTCCTTATACTCGGTACGCCCATTAACAACGAGCCACTACTCACCCAGCTCGTCGGAAGAGTCATTCGAGAACAAGAAGGAAAACGAGACCCCATAGTGGTAGATATACACTTGAAGGGCGAAACAGCAAAAAGACAAGCCTCGAATCGTATGGGATACTATATGAAACAAGGTTATAAGATACGACAGTTGTAAAAAATAGTTCTTGACTTTAACTTTAATTTTTAGTATAATATATGTTATTATTTGATTGGAGAAAAGTATTTTACGCTGCTAGCGGAGACCCTACCGAGATAATCAGGATTCTTCGTATGTTAGTGGAAAATCGCGTCCCTAAAAATAAGTTTGATAAAATATACGCATACTCTCTAGTAAATTTTTCTGGAGAGGCTTTTTTGGTTCATCCAGAAAGGTTGTTGTATGAAGGGTATAAATATACCCATAGAGAAATAGGAATCTATGTGGCTCTTGCTTCTCTGCGGCCTTTGGCCGATTACTTAGCATCTGGTAAGGTTAGTCTTGACTTACTATATGTTCCAGACAATATTAAAGAATATATTACAGACAATAGGCTACTTTCAGTAGAAGATAATGAACTTTATTTTTTATATGAAAGAAGTCCCTCAAAAAAGGAGATACATTAATGGCACTATCATTTAATCAATCAAAAGGCGGAGCACAAAAAAGCTCTATCAATACTTACAGCTACCAAGAAGGCGACAATACAGTTCGTCTTGTTGGAGATGTTTTAGCACGTTATGTGTATTGGGTAGTTGGAGAGAATGATAAAAACATTCCTCTTGAGTGCTTATCCTTTGATCGTAATGAAGAGCGATTCAACAACAAAGAAAAAGATTGGGTTCGTGAATACTATCCTGATCTAAAATGTGGATGGAGCTACGCAATGCAGTGCATTCACAATGGTGAGCTAAAGGTAATTAATCTGAAGAAGAAGCTCTTTGAGCAAATTTTGACAGCAGCAGAAGACTTGGGCGACCCTACAGATGTAGAAAATGGATGGGATGTTAAATTCAAGCGTGTTAAGACTGGCCCTCTGCCCTATAATGTAGAGTACCAACTTCAAGTATTGAAGTGCAAGTCTCGACCTCTTGATGAGACAGAGAAAGAATTAGTAGCAACCCTGAAGTCAATGGATGATGTTATGCCTCGTCCAACTCCAGATGCTCAAAAAGAACTGCTTGACCGTATTCGTGAAGGCGCACCTGCCAATAACGTAGACGAAGAAGCCCTTGAAAGTGAGTTTAACATCGGATGATTTTATTCACCGCAGACTGGCATATTAAACTGGGACAGAAAAATGTCCCAGTTTCTTGGTCTTTGAACCGTTATAAATTGTTCTTCGAACAAGTACACAATATTGAAAAAATGTGTAATATGCACATAATCGGAGGCGATCTTTTTGATCGTCTTCCGAATATGGAAGAACTAGAACTTTATTTTTCTTTTATTCGGAATGTAAAAATTCCTACCATTATCTATGATGGAAACCATGAAGCAACAAAGAAAAATAAAACCTTTTTTACACAACTAAAGCAAGTAAGTAGAGATATAAACCCTCTTGTACAAGTTGTAGATATTTCTTATGTAGACAAAGAAATGGGATTTAGTATTCTTCCTTATGCAGAACTGCACAAGAAAGATATATTAGATCATTTTCCAACTCAGTACCCTTTATTTACTCATGTTCGTGGCGAAATTCCTCCCCATGTCAAGCCAGAGGTGGACTTAGACTTATTTGAGAATTTTCCAGTTGTTTTTGCAGGCGACCTACACGCACATAGTAATACACAAAGAAATATTGTGTACCCAGGAAGTCCTATGACTACTTCATTTCACAGAAATGAGGTTAGTACAGGTTACCTTCTTATTAATGAAGAGGACTGGTCTTGGATTTGGGAGCCTTTTGACTTGCCTCAGTTACTTCGTAAAACAGTAACAGATCCGAGTGAAATGGTTGCTACAGACTATCATCATACTATATATGAAATAGAAGGTGATATGCAAGACTTGGCAGATGTAGAAAACTCTGAGCTACTCGACAAAAAAGTAGTAAAAAGAAGTTCTGAAGCCGCATTAGTAATAAATAAAGAGATGACTATTCAGGAAGAATTAGTAGAGTATCTACAATATATTCTTGAGATAGAAGAAAAGAAAATACCGGATATACTAGGAACTTTTAATGATTACGCTCAAAAAGTTACAATGGAGTAACTGTTTTAGCTATGGCCCAAATAATGAGCTTGACTTAGACGCAAATATAGTTACTCAAATTATCGGAACAAACGGAATGGGTAAATCTTCTATCCCTCTAATAATAGAAGAAGCTCTTTACAATAAAAACTCAAAAGGCATAAAGAAAGCAGATATACCAAATAGATATATAAATAATGGGTATGATATTTGTTTATCCTTTACACGAGACTCAGATGAGTATGTTATTACAATTAACAGAAAGTCCAATATAAAACTTAAATTAGAGAAGAATGGGGAAGATATTTCTAGCCATACAGCTACAAATACCTATAAAACTATTCAAGAAATTATAGGAATTGACTTTAAAACTTTTTCGCAGCTTGTGTATCAAAACACAAATGCAAGTTTACAGTTCCTTACGGCTACAGACACAAATCGTAAAAAGTTTCTTATCGAGCTTCTTTCTCTTGAGAAGTACGTGGAGCTTTTTGACCTTTTTAAAGATGCAGCGAGAGAAATAGCATTGGAAACAGCCTCAGTTCAATCCACTGTTAATACGATTGAAAAATGGTTGAAAGATAACAAATTGAGTGATACTACCATACTCCCGATGCTGGATATTTTAATTGACACGGAAGAAGATGAGAAAGAGTACGCCAACTTAACGGCAGAAATTAAAAATATTTCCGAAAAAAATAAAAAAATATCTAAGAATAATACATATAAAACTTTGCTGAAAGAGTTGGATAATGAAAAATCAACAGTACAATTTGCAGCAACGTTTATAAAAGGTTCCTATGATAGCGAACAGAGTGAAATAGGAAGTTTAAAGCAAATCGCAGCGGGGTCAAAGCGATTTATAGAAAAGTTAAAAAACCTGGAGGGTGTGTGCCCTACTTGTGAACAACCAGTAGACGAAGCTCTACGAGACTCTATGCTTGAAGCCGAACGAGAAAAAGGTGCTTCGGCTCTGAAAAAAATCGGAGAGCTTCAAGAATTTATAGAGAAAATTAAAGAGGATAATGAACACTATGAAAATTACCAAAGAATTGAAAGAGAATGGCGAGAAACTTTTCGAAGCATTGACGAGAGCCTTCCCTCAAGTCCTTTGGACGAAGGAGAGCTTAACTCGCGCTTACGAAGAGTACGAAATGACTTGGACAGAGCAAAAACTGAAGTGGGAAAGATCACAAAAGAAAATGAAGAAAGAACAAGAAGAAATACTCGAATCCAAGTAATTCTTGAGCAAACGAAGGAATTTCAAGAACAGCTAGAAGTCTGTATAGAAAAGATGGAAGGCATAAAAAATCTTTCCGCAAACTTAGAAGTACTGAAAAAAGCATTTAGTACAAACGGTCTTGTGGCTTATAAGATTGAGAATTTAGTAAAGGAGTTGGAAGAGCTTGCTAATCACTATTTGGCTGAATTGTCTGATGGTCGCTTCACTCTTGAGTTTGTGGTTAGTAATGACAAACTCAACGTGGAGATCACCGACAATGGAAACATTGTTGACATTCTTGCTCTTTCTTCTGGTGAGCTGGCCCGTGTTAATACTGCTACCCTTATTGCTATTAGAAAACTAATGAGTAGCATATCTAAGTCTAGAATCAATGTATTGTTTTTAGACGAAGTAATAAATGTATTAGATGAGCTAGGGCGAGAAAAAATGGTAGAAGTTCTTTTAGAAGAAGAATTAAATACTTACATAGTTAGCCATGGATGGACTCATCCACTTTTAGAAAAGGTAGAAGTAGTTAAATGCGACAACGTCAGCAAACTAGAGTACTAAACCGCCTTTCTTCAAGTAGAAGAATTTGGCAGCAAATATTAAAGGAGAAAAATGATGAGAGACTTGATACTGGAAGCACTCCGAGCAAAATACGAAGGGCAAATTCAAGAAGCCCGAGCAAACATTGAAGTATATCTTAACAACCCTGCAGGTATAGGTGAGCACTCAGATATTATAGAAGCAATTGACTGCCAAATAGAAAAAATAGCAGAGGCAGCGGAGAAGAAAGACGCGCTGGTATGGTTTGACTAATTATGGTAGATAGTAGAGCAAAAGGTGCAAGAGGTGAGTACCTAGTTCGGGATATGCTAAGAACTTACACTGGCTATCAGTTTGAAAGAGTCCCTGCTTCAGGGGCTTTAGCATATTTAAAGGGTGATATTTATGTACCAAATGAAAAAAACCGATTTTGTATAGAAGTAAAAAGCTATGCTGAAAGTCCTCTAACGGATAAGATATTTACAGCACGTAAAACAAATAATCTTATTCGTTGGTGGAAGAAAGTAGAAATACAGGCGGAGGGAGGAAATCAAGAACCATTATTATTTTTTAAATATAATCGTTCTCCGATTTTTGTAGTAACTGCTATGAAGCCCGACTTGTCTGATTATATGTATATAAACTGGCTAAATTGTTATATAGCAGAAGCAATGCCTTGGTTGGAAAATGAAAAACCGGAGTTTTTACATGGCATTTGAATTTAATGATAAAATGTTCATTGATAATGAAAATACTGTACTTATAGTAGATGCTTTAAACTTAGCATTTCGCTGGAAGCATCAGGGTAGAACAGATTTTCGATATGATTTTCAAAGAACAGTAGAAAGTTTAGCGAAATCTTATGATTGTAAGAAGCTAATAATTACTGCGGATTGGGGCTCTTCTTCCTATAGAAAAGCTATTAATCCAGAGTATAAGCAAAATAGAAAAGAAAAATTTGCAGAGCAAACTGAAGAAGAACGCATTGCATTTGAAGAGTTTTTTGAAGAATTTGAAGCATCACTAGAAGTGCTTGCAGAAAGTTACCCTGTATTAAGATACAAAGGTGTCGAAGCAGACGACTTAGCAGCCCATTTAGTAAAGTATAGAGAAAAATACGGGTTAGAATATATTTGGCTAATCTCTAGTGATAGAGACTGGGACTTACTTATACAAGAAAATGTTGGTCGTTTTTCTTATGTAACGAGGAAGGAAGTTACTTTAGACAACTGGCACGAGCACTATGAAGTAACCCCAGAGCAGTATATATCCTATAAATGTATGCTTGGAGACAAAGGAGATAATGTTCCAGGATTTCCAGGTGTGGGCCCGAAAAAAGCAGCATCATTAGTAGAGCAATACGGAGATGCCTTTGCAATTTATGACGCTACTCCTATTGATAGTAGATATAAGTTTATACAAACTATTAATGATAATGCTGAACAAATTCTTCAAAACTATGAACTTATGGATTTAATTACTTATTGCGATGAAGCAATCGGGGCTGATAATATAGCCGATATTGAAAGGAGACTCTCTGGTGAGTTATAATATTACCGTAGATTACCGAAGAGATAACTACTTGTCAGAGTTTAGTAAAAAAACTTTACAAGATCGTTACCTTATTGATGGAGAGGTTTCACCTCAAGATGCATTTGCTAGAGCTGCAAAAACTTTTGCCTCTAATGAAGCTCATGCACAACGATTATACGACTATGCCAGTAAGCTTTGGTTTATGTTTTCTACTCCAATACTTAGTAATGGAGGTACAAAGCGTGGTCTTCCTATTAGTTGTTTTCTTAACTATGTCGAGGATAGCCGAGAGGGTATCACAGACCATTACAGAGAAAATGCTTTTCTTTCTTCCGTTGGAGGAGGAATAGGAGGATGCTGGAATGACATACGAAGTGTAGGCAGTAAAACTTCGGCGGGGTCTGAGAGCACTGGCGTAATTCCCTTTTTGAAAGTAGTTGACGCAGAAATGCTGGCATTTAGTCAAGGCGTTACACGCCGAGGAAGCTATGCCGCTTATCTCGATATCTCGCACCCTGAAATTGAAGAATTTTTAGATGTACGAAAGCCTACTGGCGGAGATATTAACCGTAAATCTACTAATCTACATCATGGTGTGTTGATTGGAGACGAGTTTATGGAGCTTATCGAAAATGCTACTAAAATTCAAGATTTTGATGATA